CAAAACAGACGATGATGATGAGGACGAGACCTCTGACGCCGTCGAGATTGATGAAGATGATATTGACGAGGAAGAAGTTGAAGCCAAAGAACTTGAACTTGATGGCGACGACGTCGCGATCATTGGCGGGTCTGACGGCGATGACGAAGAAAACCCGGATGTCGAAAACATTGACGATGATGAGGACGAAGACGAGGATGATGAGGAAGAAAGTGCTGACGAAGGTATGCATGATTCACCAAGACGAGAAGATGATGATGATGAAGATCCTGAAGAAGGTGTACACGACTCTCCAAGGAGAGAAGATGACGATGATGAAGAAGAAGTTGATGAGTCTGAAATCGTTGAAATTGATGGTGTGAAGTATGCCCCTATTGTTTCTGAAGCTGAGCACGAAGACGAAGAAGAAGATGAGATGGATGAGTCTGAAGAGCTTGATTTAGAAGCAGTAATCAAAGAGCTTGAAGAAGAGTTAAATGAAACTGAGTCTGATGACGATGATGAAGAAAAAGTCGATGAAGAAGTCGTAACAGAAGCTGAACATGAAGACGAAGATGAAGATAAAGACGAAGTTGATGAACAATCTAAATCATCTGGTATAGGTGCTGGTGACAACAAAGTCGCACAACCATCTGCCGGTGATGAAGAAGATCCAGGTAAAGGTCAAGTTCATGAGCAAGTTAATACGCTACAAAGCGAGCTTAAAGAGTATAAGGAAGCCGTAGTCTTTTTAAAAGACAAGCTTCATGAAGTTAACATCCTTAATGCAAAATTACTTTATACAAATAAACTTTTTAAAGAGTTTGTACTAAGTAACGACCAAAAACTTAAAATTGTAGAGACATTTGACAGAGCTCAAACATCTCGTGAAATTAAGTTGGTATATTCAACTCTTGCTGAATCTTATAAAGATAACGGTAATGAGAAGAAAGAAGTTGTTAAGGAATCATATGCTAGTAAGAAATCTGGTGGAACTGCACCAAAAACTAAAATCATTAGTGAAGAAGTTGAAGTTGCAGACCGTTTCAGAAAACTTGCTGGTATAATTAAATCTTAAACCGCTTTAATTCGGAGAAAATAAAATGAGCGATTATATAAACGAAGGTCTTTTATCTTCAGCTTCACCTATTAAGAAGCAGAAAGATGAGGCCGCTAAGCTCGTTACTAAGTGGGAACAATCTGGACTTTTAGAAGGAATGGAAAATGATTGGCAAAAATCTGGTATGGCTACATTGTTAGAAAACCAGGCACGTCAGTTAATATCTGAGAATTCTACTACTTCACCAAGCGCCGGTGCCGGTGTAGGTGATGAAGAATGGTCAGGAGTTGCTTTACCATTAGTAAGACGAGTATTTGGAAACATCGTTGCACAGGAACTTGTTTCTGTTCAACCAATGAACTTACCATCTGGACTAGTTTTCTATCTTGATTTCAAGTATGGAAAAACAGAAGGTAAATTCACTTCCGGTGGTTCAATTCACGGAAAAACAGGTCCTAACTCACCATCCGGTTCTTCTGCTCCTTTCGGAGAAGATGGACTTTATGGAGTTGGTAGGTATGGATATTCAACTAACCTAACAACTGTATCTGCAAATAGTTCTGCTATAGCAAATGCTACTTTTAAAGACATTGACTTTAATAGTGAAGTTTCTGCTTCAATAACAACAAAGCTAAATGTAATAACAATTGCTAAGTCAAATTTTCCTGATGGGGATTTTTCAGCTTTACGCTCTTGGGATATTACTGAAAGTGATGCTGGTAGTGGAACTGTACTACCTCAGTTTTCAAAAGAAGACGGCTCTAACATTAAGATTATTGTTGACGCTTCTGCTGCTGACGCTACTGGATCATTCTCTGTTGACTACATCGTAGAAAATAGTGCTGGAAGCAGAGGTGATTTTGAAGATAGAGTCGGTCTTGCTGATGATGGTGTTGAACTAAATATACCTGAAGTTAACTTGGAAATGAGATCATTACCAATTGTTGCTAAGACTCGTAAGTTGAAAGCTGTTTGGTCACCTGAGCTTGCTCAAGACTTAAACGCTTATCATTCTGTAGATGCTGAAGCTGAATTAACATCAATGTTAAGTGATTATATCTCAATGGAAATTGATTTAGAAATCCTTGATATGTTAATTAGTGATGCTCAAACAGAAGAATACTGGTCAGCAAAAGCTGGTGAAGACTATGATTCAGCTACTACTGCTTTCGTATCTAATACCTTTTATGGTACTAGGTTTGAGTGGTATCAGACTCTAGTTTCTAAGATTCAAAAAGTATCAAATGAAATTCATCGTTTGACACTTCGTGGTGGTGCTAACTTTGTAGTTGTTGCTCCAAAAGTTGCTACTATCCTTGAATCACTTCCTGGCTATGTAAGTCAGCCTGGTGACGGTGGAAATGATCAATTCAGCATGGGTATCTCTAAGATAGGTCAAGCTGCTGGTCGTTACACAGTCTACAAGAATCCTTACATGACTGAAAATTCAATCTTGGTTGGATTTAGAGGAAGTAACTTCCTAGAAACTGGTGCTGTATATTCACCATACGTTCCGTTAATTACAACTCCATTGGTGTACGATCCATCTGATTTTACTCCAAGAAAAGGTGTGATGACTCGTTACGCTAAGAAGATGATTCGTCCAGAGTTCTATGGTTTAATTCATTGTAAGTCACTTGACTTAATTTAAATTATATCATAAACCTGATACATAACAAAGGGGAAGACTTCGGTTTTCCCCTTTTTGTTTTTAGAAATGTTATATTTATAGATAGGAGAATTATATTATGCCAAAATTAGATTATGCCTATACAGACCCGCCAGGCTCCACTCTTGTAGCTGGACAAACACCATATGGAACATATGATGCTGATAGTACATTTCAAACTGATATTGTTTCAGTAACCAAATGGTGTGCTAAAAGACTTGGGTTTCCTGTATTACAACTTGAAATACCAAGTAGTTCAATTTATGCTTGCTTTGAAGAAGCAGTAAATGAATATTCACAACATATAAATAACTACAATATAAAGAATTGGATGTGGGAACAATATGGTGAGAAAAGTAGAATATCAGGATCATTAAGTACAGGTTCTGCTAATCCTATAACTCCAACATTAGGAGCATCTATTGGGCTATCCGACAAATATGGTCAAGCTGTTAATATGGGTGAAAATATTGACCTAAAAAAAGGACATATAGTTTTATCAGGTTCAAAACAAGATTATGATTTACAAGATGTTTGGGCTAGTGTAAGTGAAAGTAATAAAAGAATTGAAGTCCAAAGAGTATTTAATCATGCTCCAGCAGCCGTATCAAGATTTTACGATCCTTATGCTGGTTCATTTGACCAAAGACAATTACTAGACGCTTTTGGTTTTGGTAATGTATCACCGGCAATATCATTTATCCTTAAACCTATATCTTATGACTTAGCTAGAGCTAACTCAATTGAAACATCAGATATAGTTAGGAAAAGTGCTTACTCCTTTGAAATTCACAATAACAATTTAAGAATATTTCCTATCCCACAAAGTGGTGATGCTGGAGAAAAAATATATTTTGAGTATTATGTTAAAGATGATATTAGAAACACAGACAATGCTAATGCTGGTTTACAAGGTGGGGTATCAGATCCTTCTAATGTGCCATATAAATTTATTACCTATAACTCTATCAATCAACCTGGTCGTCAATGGATTAGAAAGTATACTTACGCTCTTGCTAAAGAGTTATTGGGTATTATCAGAAGTAAGTATAGTTCTATGCCGATACCTGATGGTGAGGTAACACTAGATGGTGAAGCCTTAAAAACAGAGGGTAGAGAAGAAAAAATACAACTCTTAGAAGAGTTAAAAGAATTTTTAGAGTCGGTATCTTTAACTGAAAAGTTAAAAGCTGAAGCCGAAGAAGCAAATGCTCAACAAGAAGTGTTAGGGAAAGCTCCACTACACATATACATAGGATAACACATGTCTGCTACAAGACCATTTTTTATTTCCCAAAAGGAAATCAACTTAGTTGACCATATGAATGAAGAACTCATTGATGAGATAGTCGGTCAATCAGTTGATATTTACAAGGTAGCACCAGAACATACTAATTCTAACATATATGGTGAATCAACTACTAAGTATTTTAATGTTGGGTTTAGAGTCAATTGTTTAATAAGATATAATGCTCCTGAAGTAGAACAATTTAATGAGGCAGGACCCGATTCTAACTCTACAATAGATTTGATGTTTCAGAGAAATAATTTAGCTAGTGGTTCATTAAACTTTTTTCCTGAAGCTGGTGATGTGTGTGATTGGAATGATTGGTATTGGGAAATCAACGGAGTAACCGAACCACAACTTATCGGTGGTCATCCTGGATTTAATCATGCTATAAAAGCAACAGCACACCGTAGTAGATTATCATCTATTAACATAGAGGAAAGACCTAGATAATGGCTATACAATTATTAGATAAAAAACTTGTGATGAAACCAAGACGGTCTTCAGTAATTAAAGCTGAAAAAAACCTTGACTTTGTGGAAAATTATGATAGTGATAGTGAAAATATCTACCAAGAACCAAGAGCTGATAAGTTTGATGAGATAATAGGTTTGTTAAAACAAGGTAATGTATATGGGGAGAAAGATAATATCACATTAGGTGCTGTAGATGTTCCTATTGAAAAACAAATAGCTATTGATAAGGTATCGACCAAAGGATTAAAATCAGAAACATATAAAAACAATTCTGAAAGTAAATTAGATAAACTAAGGAAACTACGCCGTGGCAATTAAACCAATAACAAATGAAAATGCTCCAAATGCATCTTCTGTAAATCGAGAATCACAAACTAGTATAAGGAGTGAGAAAGGAAACTCTAAGGTTGTCATCAAGAAACCTGGTGGTCAAAATGCTGGTAAAGGATTCTCTATTGGTTTAAAAGAAATAGATACAGCAGTTATCAAACATATCCGAAATATTATGAAACCAAAGGTAAAGGAACAAAATGAGATAATTTCTGTTCCTGTTCTTTATGGTAATGAAGAAAGATGGAAGTCTATAAAAACAAGAGGTGCTTTACGAGATAAAAACGGATCAATACTCTTACCTATTATGGTAATAAAAAGAACATCAGTTGGATTTGATGATAATATGCCTATGTCATTTGATAATGACCTACAAGGTAAGTTTATATCTGTTATTCGTTCAAGTAGTGGTTGGAGTAAAAATAATAGATATGATAGATTTTCAGTATTAACAGGTCAACAACCAGTTCAAGAGTTTGTTAAAACAGGTATGCCAGACTTTGTAACTTGTAGCTATAGTATAGTTATGATGACATCTTATATAGAGCAAATGAACGACTTAAATTCAGTTTGGTTAGAGCATTTAGAAACTTA